GGATGCTTGCGGATGGACTCGCGGAGTTCGTCGATCTCGGACGCGGTCAGGGCGGGCATCACCTGATAGACGGCGTCTGAGGGCATGCCAACAGAAGGGGTAGTGCTCATTTGGGGGTTCCTTCGGGGTTACTTAGCGCGGTGGCGGCGGGGTGCGCTCTCTCGCCGCGCGAGGTAGTCGAGGGCGGCGGATCCGCGGATGCGTTTGCGGCCCTTCTCCTGGCCGCCGAGGCGGACGAATGCGAGGTCGCCGTCGTTGATCCAGCGGCGGACTGTTCGTTCGGACACGCCGAGGCATTCGGCGATTCCGGTTTCGGTGTAGATGCCGTTCGGGTCGATGACCTGATACGAGACGTGCTCTGCAGTCATAATGCGACTCAGTTTTCTTCTCGGGGGAAAAGATATGACCCGGCTGGTAGGCCAGGGTGTTTTGTCTGTAGTCCGGAATTGTCGCCGCATAGACCGGTGTAGGACAACCCCTGTCCAGTCGGTGGCGTATCTCTGGCCGACTCTGTCCTATTTACGTACTCCCACGGCCTAGAAGACGTATCCACCCGAGGTCGAGGGTTAGCTTGGATCACGCTGGTCAGCGGGGGAACGGCCGAGCACACAATCCAGAAGGAGCGCGTTGGCCAGTACGTACGAGCTGATCCTGTCGAGTCTTCCTCCGCGCAGCATCGGCAAACTGGAGGACGCGGTCGGCAAGAAGAAGATCGAACGGAAGCTGCGGCTGGCCGCCGCAGCCGGTCGGATACCCGAACGGAAATTTCTCACCGCCGTCGCCGACTACACCGGGTTGACCATGGCCGAACTGGTCGCCGCGGCCCTCGCCGACGCCGGGTTCGTCCTCAGCCCGCCGATCGACCCGGCGGGGCAGCAGATCCTGCGCCGCATCAACGAGCTACCGCTGGACGCACGGCAGCAGCTCGTCGACTACATCACGTTCCTCGAGGGCCGCTAGCCCGATACTCGCCGCATCATCTCCAGCTCAGTGGCGGCGGCGCCGGCGTGGATGTAGCGGTCGGTGATCTCCGGGTCAGAGTGACCCATCCAACGCTGGATCACCGACATTGGCACGTTCCGCTCGGCGCATTTGGAGCCGAACGTGTGCCGCAGATCGTGGAAGCCGAGCCCGGAGCCGGTGATCCCGGCCGCGGTGAACGCGGGCTGCAGGAGTTGCCGCAGGTAGTAGGTGTATCCGACGGGGCGGCCGTTGTCGTTGCAGACCAGCAAACCCTTCGGGCCGCGGGCCAGCCTGGCAGGCTTCACCGCTTTGGCGAGCTCTGCGGCCAGCCGGTCAGTGATCGGCACGAGCCGATCCTTGTGGTTCTTGGTGTCGTCGAGGACGTCGCCGCGGCGGTTGGTGGAGCGTTTGACGGTGACGAAGTCCTTGCCGACGGCGTCGACGCACATGGCGGAAGCTTCTTCCCAGCGGAGGCCGGCGTCGACACAGAGCAGGATCAGCAACCGGAACCGCTGGTCCTCCGCTGCGGTCTCGAGCAGCGCGTCGACCTCGGCGTCGGTGAAGTAGCGACCTGCGCGGGGCTGGTGCTTCATCCGTTTGACGTTGGCGGTCGGGTCGGAGTCGATCAGTTTGGCCAGCACGGCATCCTTCAGGATCATCCGGAGGACTTTGAGCCGAGCGTTCAGGGTCGGCTTGCCGGTGCCGTTCCGGATCTGGTCGACAATCCAGCGTTCGATGTCGCGGTGGTCGAGGGTGGCCAGGAGGGTGCCGCCGAGCGGATAGTCGTCGACGCCGCAGGTGACCATCGTGCGGTAGAAGCTGAGGGTGGCGGGTGCGACGTTGCGGCGGCTGAGCCAGTCGTGGGCCTGGTCGGCAACAGTGTCGACTGGTCGAGCGGCTGGGGGCGCCTCAACCCCTTTGGCTTCCTCGACTGCGGCTGCGGCTTCCCAGTAGCTGTCGAACGTCGGGGTGAAGTACTTCTTGCGGTCGCCGGGTAGGCGGTAGACGCCGCGGTAGCGGCCGCTGCGTTCCTCGATTGCCATCACTTGACTCCTGGTCTTGTTGGTCACTGTTGGCCAGTATGGTCCCCAAGTGGTCCCCAATCAAGGTCCCCAATGGTCCCCAAGAATTTCCCCGCCTGCTCCTAATATGCCTCTGACTAGGGCTTTTAGGTCGGGCTGACAGGATTTGAACCTGCGACTTCTTGACCCCCAGTCCTGGTAGGACTCCTAGCCAGAGGCTGTTTGGGGACCACTTGGGGACCAGAGTAGCACATATACTGTCCAGGGTTAGACATGAGTTGGACAGGATTGTCCACACGAAAGGTCCCCAAGCGTTACGCTCTGCGTGGAGCGACAAAAAGTGTCGCTCCATCCCAACAAGGAGGCGCCATGGCCAGTCGCTACACCGTAGAAGTCACCCAAGACGACATTGATCAAGCTGAGCCCAAAGACTCGTCCCGATGCGTCGTTGCGACCGCCGTCGCTCGCGCGTTCCCACGAGCCAGCCGCATCCAAGTAGACGTCTACGGAATCAAGTTCACCATCGGGGAGCGCCGTCACACCTACCTGACACCGCCCAAAGTCCACGAGTACATCGTGGCGTTTGACGCTGGCGACACGATCCACCCGTTCCGGTTCTCACTCAGCGATGACGCCCGCGTCACCCACCGGCGCAAGCTCAGGACCGACCACGGCAAGGAGGTAGACCGCGCGCAAAGGAAAGCGCGATACGCAGAGAAGGCCGCCGAAAAGGTCGCGTCCGACGCCAACGCGACCGACGCCCAACGCGCCATCGCACGAGAGCGGGCAGCCGCAGCCCAAGCCGAACGACGGCTAGCGGAAGTGCGCGCCAATGCCGAACCGAAGAGCGCCACGGAGGACATCCCGGAATCGGAAGTGCCCAAGGACAAGCAGGTCGACGGACAGCACAACCACCGGGTGTTCCGACGCGGCAAGGAGCGCGTCTACGGCGCCCGGGTGCTCCGAGTCAACAACGACTCCGGGCCAGGTGAGTACCGAGGACCGCTCGACACGGACTGAAGAGGTTACGTCAGGGTGACCGAAAATCATCAGAAGCTGACCGACGCACAGCGGCTACGGCTGACCATGATCGCCGTTGCAAAAGCTTCGATCAGGAAATCGGCGACAGGTGCCGACCTCATCGACGTCGCCGAGTGGATCCTCAATGGCCGTCGGCGCGGGACAAGTACACCTACGGGCCTCACCGTCAGCGCAGAGCCGGAGCCTGCCTTGATGACGGATGACGAGACACGCGGACCCTGGATGACGATCGAGGATGTAGCCAACGAACTCGGCGTCCCGGTCCCCACGCTTCGCTACTGGCGGGCTCAGAAGAGTAGCGCTAGCACCGTCGAGCCAGGCCCGCCGTCTAGCAAGATTGGGCGCCGGGTGTTCTACCGCCGAGCAGACGTTGAGGCATGGGCATCAGCTCACTTCGACGATCCGGACGGTTCATGAGCATCCGTCACCGACTGGCGTGTGATGAGTGCGGCTGTTGGTTGGGTGAGGACGCCGACTCCACCGCTGGCGCCCGCCGGCTCGGCCGACAGTCCGGCTGGGACCGTATCGGCGAGAGTGATCTGTGTCCTGGTTGTCAGCCTTCGCCCTCGCCGATCTCGGCTCCGGAGCCGATTGCCGCCAGCGACGGCGGGCAGCAGGTTTTCACGCCGGAAGAGGCAGCCGCGCTGCTCCGCGTGAGCCGGACGTCCATCTACAAGCTGATGAAAACTCGCGAGCTTCGTTCGACGCCGATCGGTCGCCGACGTCTCATCCCCCGCAGCGCGATCGACGACTTCCTCGCCGGCTAAGCCGGTTTGTGTTCGGCCTCTGCTGGACCATCAGGTGACAAAGATCGCGACAACAAGAAGGAACTGAAGTGTCAGCACTCCACCAGATGACGATCAGCGAGCAGCTGACTGACGCTCAGCGGCGACGGCTCGTCATGCTCGCAGTCGCTCGAGCGTCGATCGGAGAGGGCGCGACAGGCGCCGACCTGGTGGCCGTCGCCGAGTGGATCATTGGCAGCACCGAACCGCCCACGCCGGCCGTCCAGGCTCCTAGGAGTGGACCCTGGACCCGGCAAGAACTTGCCGAATACCTCGGCGTCAGCCTGGCCACGATCGACCGCTGGATCGCGAACGGCGAGATCGACACCGTGAAAGTCGGCCACTTCCGCCGAATCACCGATGAGGCTGTCAAGGACCTGCTGTACCGACGTCGGGAGCTGGCCGTCGACAATCAGCCCCGGCCCGGACGCAAACCAAAGCAGAAGGACATTAGGCCGTGACGCTCGAGTGGTTCGCTGACCTTCCGGAGCTCGACGACCGCGGCCGCGAACTCGTGCTGCGGCTCCTCCTGGACACCCTGGTCTATCGGGATGTGACCCGGGACGACGTACGGGAGGCGTACGCCACGGCCCACAGAATCGAGAGCCCCGAGTCTGTCCCACAGAGGGCGATCTAGCCCCACACTTAAAGTTAAGTGTGGGGTATGCTGGGGGGATGAGTAGAGGTCCCGGCTGGATTCAGAGCGTGGTTCTAGAGCGCTTGGAGCAGTTGCCGAACGGCGACACCGATGCGGTCTGCACCGCGTATGACTGCTATGGAGACTCCCCGTCCCGCTCGCAAGTGGAGTCAGCCCGCCGTGCCCTGCGCGGGATGGAGCGCGTCGGCACCTTGGTGTCGGCACCGGAGCCGGGACCGTTCGGCGTACCGCGTCGGGTGTACCGACTGCCTACCGCAGCGGTCACGGCCGGGCGCAGCGGTGCCTGGATCGGTGGATGAACGCCTGTGCGGAGACGTTGATCTTCCGGGCCGGGTGTGGCCGTTTGAACAGTTTCACTCCGCTGCTCTCGTCGATGATGATCTTGAAGGTGCGCCGCCCGGATGTGGTGGCGACCTTCACCCACGCCCAGCCCTCCGGGCCGTATACGGTGACGAGCCGGTGGTCGCGGGACAGGGTCCAGCGGCAGTAGCTGGCCGCCGCCGCCCTGGATGCGGGCAGGGCGCAGATCACGATCGCCCGGTCGGTGTCGACCGGTTCGCGTTGATGTACCGAAATGGTTTGTTCTGCGTAGGGTGTGGGGCAGCTGAGGCCGGGTGTCGGGGATGCCCCGGGTTCGGGTCCGGGGGTTCCGGGTGGCCCGCTCGGCCCCGGGGGGCCGGTGGGGCCGGGTGGGCCGGGGGAACCGACCAGCCGCGGCGTCACGGGGGGGACCGCGCCGGGACCGATCGGCCCTTGACGTCCATTGTTCCCGTCTCTGCCGTCTTTCCCGGCGGTTCCGTCTTTTCCGTCGGTTCCGTCCCGCCCTGTGGGACCCCGCTCCCCCTTCGCGCCCTTGGCGCCCTTCGCGCCGGGCTCGCCGGATGGTCCCGGCGGGCCTGGAGGACCCGCCGGGCCGGTTGATGGTACTGGGGCGGCGGAGCTGTCGGTGAGGGCGGGGGCCAGCCACAGCGCCATCGCCAACCCGAGGATCATCAACGCGGCGGCCAGCGAGTAGCCCAGCCAGGGGCGGCGGGTGACCTGATCAACCGGGCTCATATCCGGTCCTGCTCGACGGTGTCATCGGCCCGCCGTTCACGCACCCGCTGCGTCCGGCCGGCCAGATAGCCGGCGAGCAACCCGACGAGCGTGTTCAGCACCGCACCCAGGGCGATCGCCGCCTCGTTGGTGTCGGTTTCGGGATGGACCACCTCGATCATCCCGATGGAGATGATCGAGATGAGTATCGCGACGCAGATGGTGCCGGCCACCATCAGCAGCATCAGATCGGTGGTTGTGCGGTCTCTCACCGGCCCGGCTCATTCCGGGCTTTTTTTTTTGATAGTGGAATGGGAAGCCGGTCCACAGCAGTTCAGCGTCGGACATCAGCCGAGCCAGACCAGGAGGACGATCACGACGATCGCCAGCCCGGCGATCAGCATCAGGATCGTCGGACTGTTCATCATCGCTCAGAACTCGATCCGGGCCAGCAGTCCGTTGTGGTCGGTGGCCTGGTCGGTCGGCACCACCTCGGCGGCATACACGGTGATCGCTGTCCCGGTCTCGATCTCGTCCAACCATTTGCCTTCGCACTTGGTCGGCTTGTAGCCGGTGTGGGTGTTCCAGTCGCCCCGAACCACCGGAGTGGTGCATTTGTCTCGCAGCCCGAGCATCGCCTGATCGGTTTTGAACTCCTTCCGCGGGCTCGGCACCTCGACGCCGAGGGTGGAGTTGAGGTCGGCGCCGACCACGTTCAGGCCGCCCTTGAGGATGTCGCAGATCTGGTCGACCTGTTTGATCCGCCACGCCGCCGAGCCGGAGTAGTGCACCGACAGATGCGAGGCGCCGACGGTGATCTTCTCCTTGGTTTTGATTGAGGTCAGGTCGGCGACGGTGAACCGGCGGGTCATCTGCCCCTTGGCTGATTGCAGGTCGAAGTCGCGGATGTTCGACCCGGTCCACTTGCCGGTGTCCCACATCACCCCCGAGTTGCCGTGGGTGGCGAGTTTCCACACCGACTTGGACCATTTCGCTAGGTCGGCCATCAGGTCTTTCTCCTGCTCCGGGGTGCATTCCTGCACGGTCAGAATGCTCGGCTCGACGGAGATGATGATCTTGACGAGTTTGGGGCGGCGGACTTTCCAGTTGTGTTGGGGCAGGCAGGTCACGTCGGAGCGCCGGGTGTTGATGTTGAAGATCCGGGCGCGGGTCATCTCAGAATGTTTCGAGGTAGGACTTCACCGCGTCGGCCAGCTGGTCGAGGATTTCCAGCGGCGAGGTGTCCTGGCCGCCGACGTATTCGCGGCGGAAGGTTGTCGACTCCCCGGTGGCGAGCTGGACGGTCACCTCGACGTAGGCGTGGGTGTCGGAGGTGATCTGGACCAGCGGCTCGCGCGGGGTTTCGGTCTCGGTGTCGGTCATTGCGGCTCCTCGGTCTGGTCGTCGTCGGCCGCCGGCGGCGGCGGCTGGGATCCGTCGTCGAATCCGTCCGGCTCGAGCAGTTCGTCGGGGATGTCCTCATTAGGCAGCCCGCGCTGCTCCTCAACCTCGGGCTCGGGCTCGGTCACTTCCGTTTCGCTATCGCCTGGGTCCATGTCGGTGTGCTCCTTCCCTTCGGTCCGGGTCCGGTGATCGGGCCGCGGCGGCGTAACCCGTTGCGGCCGTTCTGCCACTCCGACGCCTGGTAGGCGCCGCCGGAGGACAGGTGTGTGCAGCCCTTCGGCCAGCCGTGGCCGTGCGGGGAGAACCCCTGGGCGCGGGTCCGGGCCTGCATCGCCCACCCCCACTCCCGCCACATCCTCAGCGCGGCGTCGGAATATTGGCCGACATCAATCGCGCCGCCCCGATCATGAGTGCCCGCCGACGCCGACACCCCGCCCTTGTTATAACCGGCCTGCCAAATGTCGACACAGTTGGAGATGATCCCCGCCGAGATCATCGCCGCCTCCACCTTCGGCAGCGACGTCGAGACACAGCTGCAGACCAGCCGGCCACGGAACGGCACCCGCTCCGCCCGCGGCACTACAGCCAGGAACTCGCAGGCGTACCAATACTGTTTGGCGCGGGCGAAGCCGTCTTCGATTTCGGTGACTTTGAAGTCGTAGCCGTAGGGGCGAATCTTGACCCGGCCGCCGTCGGGTGCGGTCCGTGCCCACAGCCCCGTCTTGGCGGTCACCCGCGCCCGGTCACCGGGCTTCAGCTCGGTCATGGTTCCAGCTCTCCTTTCTTCTAGCTCAGGCGTAGGGGACTGCGATGACGGGGGAGTTGCCGGGGCCGTCTCCGCTGCCCGTTTCTGCGAATGGGGAAATGGCGGCACTTGCAGGTGACCGGGTGACTGTCAGTCCGATGTAGGTGGCGGAGCCGATGCCGATCCGCTGGTAGGTCTGAGCCGGGAAATCGGCCGCGTTGGCTCCGACGTTCCAGCCGAGGGCGAAGAAGGTGGCCAGGCGGCCCCGCTGTCCGGCGACATCCTCGAACACGAGATACGGCCGGGCGGTCAGCACGCCGGATGCGCTCAGGGAATTCCCGCTGTAGCGCTGTCTCGCGCTCGAGTTACCGGCTGGTGGTTGCAGTGTCTCCAGGATGCCGGCAACCCAGGAACCCGAGTTGACCGCATTGCGAGAGGTATGAACGGTTAGGCCGGTTGCACTGGTCGGAACACTCGCAACACTGCTCCCCCCACAGACCACGGCAGGCACAGCATCGGCGGCGAAATAGGGCACCAGGTCGCAGAGAAAGAAGAGTGGACGGTAGGAGCCGTTGCTCGTGTCCACCGGGTTGGCCTCTCCGGCACGTGGCCCTTCCACGGTGATGAACAGGTGCTCTTTGCCGGCCGAGACGACAACATGCAGCGGATCGCTGGTGGCCCCGCCGGAAGCCCGCCACTGGGCGTAACGGACGATCTTGTCGGCCAGCCCAGTGGTCCGGTAGACCCCGAACTGGAGCCGGACGGCGGTGGCTGCCGCGTCGGCCAGGTCCACGACCATCGCCGCGCCCCGGGTGGTGGTGCAGACCACCCGGTCACCGGCCGGGTTGGACCAGTCGCTGGAGGTCAGGATGGCGGCCTTGATGGCAGCTACCGCCCCCGCCGGGGTGGTGTCGAACATCGAGAATGTGGTGGCCATGTGCCCCCTCCTAGTAGCTGCTGGCCGCGTCGGCGGCCTGCGTGGTCAGGCCCTTGAGCAGCAGGGCGGCGGTCGGGGTGGGCGGCGCGGGCGGGGTCCACTTGACCTGGATGGCGGCCCATTCCACTGAGGTCACGGTCCACACCTCTTTGGAGGATGCGGCGGCGACTGCTTCGGCCCAGCCGGTCTCGACCCGGACGTTGGTGAGCCCGGCCCCAGCGTTCTGCAGATAGTTGTTGCCGGTGTGGGTGCGGGCGGAGGATGCGGTGGTGGAGGCCAGCACACATCCGGCGAGCAGGAGATCGCCGACGGCCGGGGTGATCGCGCCGGAGTCGGCCGAGGTCGAGGTGGCGGTCTGGCCGGTGCTGGCGGTGAAGCTGGGTGCGGTGGCGGCATTGGCGAGCACGTCGATGGTTCGGGCCACCACAGCCATGTTGACCGTGCCGGCGCCCCTGGTCACCACAATCGAGGTGGGAGCCGATGCGCCGAAGTTGTAGCCGACCCACAGCTCCAGCCGCTTCCCGGCCGAGTTGATCGCAGCCGCCTGGACGAAGGTGCCGGTGCCGCCGGTGACGCCGCTGACGGTGGGGGTGGTGGCGCTCAGGCCGACCGCGACCAGCACATAGGACTGCGGTCCCGGTGGTGCGGTGAGAGTGACGGTGACGGTGGTGCCGGTGCCGGTGTTGGTGGCGGTGCCGCGTGATTCGGACGGCATGTCAGCTCCCCAGCCAGACGGTGGCCTGTAGGCCGGAGACCCCGGCGGGCGGGTCGATCCACTCGGTGGCGTAGTCGGTGCCGGACACCTTGGCGAGGACCTGGCCGGTGGTGCCGCCGGCGGGGACACCCGGCCCGGTAGCCCCTGTCGGCCCGGTGGCACCGGTCGCGCCCGTCGCTCCGGTGGCTCCTGCTGGACCTGTTGGGCCTGCCGGTCCGGTCGGGCCGGCAGGTCCCTGCGCCCCTGCTGAGATGGTCGTCTGCGCCTGTGAGACGTGCGCCGACCCGCGGTAGTAGGTGGTGACGGTGACGGTGGTGGGCCCGGTGACCCGCTGCCCGTACAGCTTGGCGATGATCCGGTCAGTGGCGAGCATGGCACCGGCAGCCGAGGAGGCGGCGCTCCACTCCTGGGGCAGCACGGTCTGGTTGGTGAAGTTGTCGCTGAGCTCGTCCCGGATCAGCGTTTCAACACCTGCTGCGGTTCGCTTGTAGACCATCAGGTGCAGTCGCGCCGTTCCGGCCTGCACCATCGCATAGATGCGGCGGTAGGAAGTACCTGCCGGGAAGTCCACCGCTCCCGGACTGCCCGGTTCACTGGCGAAGGACGAGATGAGCACGTCGCCGGTCCCGGTGCAACCTGTCGCCAGGGTTGTCTCCGCAGCCACGCTCGGGGACTCCAGCAGGGTCTTGTACCCGCTGATGTCGGAGGCGGTGGCCGAGTCGAGGTAGAAGATCTTCCCCGCCGACTGGCCGCTCGGCCCGGCCGGTCCGGTGGCGCCAGCCGGCCCGGTCGCACCGGCGGGCCCGGTCGCACCGGCGGGCCCGGTCGCACCGGCCGCCCCGGTGGTACCGGTAGGGCCGGGCACACCTTGGATCCCTTGGCTGCCTTGCGGGCCTTGCGGGCCTTGCGCACCTTGGGATGCCAGCAACTGCCAATACGCCGACGGCCCCGACGGGACCTCCCCAACCGGCGGGTCGACCGACGCGAACCATGACGAGCCGCCGTAGCCGACCGCGTCATCCTTGGCGTAGTCGACGCCCGCCGACCAGGCGCCGCGCCACGTCAACCCGACAGGGCCTACCGGGCCGGCGGGGCCTTGGGCTCCCGCGACACCTTGGGGGCCGGTGGCTCCCGGCTCCCCGGGCGGGCCCGGCTCCCCGGGCGGGCCGGTGTCCCCGGGCGGGCCGGGTGCCCCAGTGGTCACATCAACAACCAACGCCCCCGGCACCATGACGTCCAGCTCAACAGTCTGGGCCGGCGGGTCAACGGCGATGCCGGTCATCACACCCTCCACCGGGTCACGTCGGCGACGGTGGCGATCTTCCCGGCGGCGACCGTCTGCACCACGGTGTCGTCGCCGAACCAGTCAACCTCGACATCCCACGCCCCCAACGGCGGCAGGTCCCGCGACGATTCCGGCGACAGGGTGGCGGTGACCACATTGCCCGCAATGCCAACGTCGAAGGAGGCGGCGACCTCGGCGTCGTCGGCGTCCTCCCGGATCTGCGCGGTCACCACCGCATCGGCCAGGTCGGCGGGCACGGTGTGCTCGAGGTCGGTCCACAGGGTCAGCTGCAACGCGAGCGAGTCGCCGCGGTAGTGGGTGATGTTCGTCCCGGTCACCATTGGTTGGCCTCCTTTCTAGAGACTGGTGAGCAGCGGCTCGCTGCTCCAGGTCGACGGGGCAGCCAGCGCGATGCTCAACGTCATCGGCTCCCAGGTGAGGTCTGGCTTGGCGATGAAGTACTGACCGACCCCGGTGATGTTGGGGTAGGCGTAGCGGTAGCCCGCGACGTGCAGGGTGTAGGTCAGCTCGGTCGGCCAGACGTTGTACTCGACTGCGGCGTTGCCCGCCGCCACGTAGTTGTAGGGCGTATCGACGTGCCCTGGCCGGTTGAGGGTGTAGACGAACCGGCCGTAGGGATCGACGCAGTCGGGGTTGATGAAGAACGGCCCGGGCAGCGGCTCGTAGTTGCTGTCGCTGCCGTCGCCGATGGTGTGGTAGGGGATGTCGGTGATGTGCATGCTGTGGTCGAGGTTCCAGTCCTCCACGTCGCTGCCTTCAGTGAGGAGCGGCCAGCCCTGGAGCACCCGGAAGGCGTAGCTCCCGGCTACGACAAGGTAGTTGCCGTGGGTCTCGCTCTGCGCGAACTGGTACGCCTCCAGCTCGCTGATCTTGGCGCCCACGAACATTGTGCCGCTCAGATTCGCCTCGTGTTCCAGGATGGCGGCCGGAATGTTGGGTGGTGGCCCGGTGTAGCCGTGGGCCTCGGCGTCCATGTCCTCCGCCGGCAGCCCCGGAGAGTCGAAGACGTACACCTTGGCCGCGATGTGGACGTTTCCGCTCACCAGGCCCGCGACGTTGGCGGCGGCGGTGTGGAAGCCGAGCGCCCAGTCGTCGCCGGAGACCATCGGCACACCGATGCTGCCCGCCAGCATGGTGTTCACCAGGCTGTGGATGTAGGCCTGAGCACCGGCGGTCGGTATGCCCTCGAACTCGACCATGTTGAAGTAGTAGCCCCTGACCTCACCGAATGTCTCGGGCAGGTAGGTCGAGGATTCCCAGTCGTCGCCGTAGTAGGTCCAGTCGCCGTAGCTGTAGACCCGCCTGCCGAGCCGCAGCACATAGTCCATGTCGACGGCAGAGTCATAGGACGAAACCCGGACGTAGTAGGTGACGCCGGCCTCGGCCTCGAAGTCCATTTCGGTGAGGTAGCCGTAGACGGTGTCGCCGTCCGCGTCGGCCATCCGCTTGTTGTCGTCACCCGTCGCCACCAGGATCAAAGCATCGACGGAAGTCCCGGTGTAGACGTGGACGACCGTGTCGTAGTCGAACGGATCGCCGGTCATCTCCGTCTGGAGAAGATCGACCCCGACGGTTTCGGTAAGGGGCGCGATGAACTTCCACCAGGCGGTGCGGTTGAGGCCGGAGTCGGTGGTGTCCGGCTCGCCCGGCTCAACGGTCAGGGCGGCGGACGGGGTCGGGTCGGAGCTGCCGCCGTAGCCGATGACCGGGGCATCGGCGAAGTCGTCGGATCCGGTGGCCATCAGGTCACGTCCCCAACTGGAAGAAGAAGTCGCCGACCATGGCCTGCCCGACGCCGATGACGGGCGCGGGCGGGGTCCCGACCCACTGCACCACCAGGTACGGCGGTCCGATCGTGCTCGGCCGGGTCTGCCAGGTGACGGCGTCGAGCCGGTAGGCGATCATGACGTTTCCGCCCCCGCCCTCGCCCCCGCCGGAGATCGTCCACCAGTCCGAGGCGGCCTCGGGAGAGACCAGCAGGTTGCCGCGCTGCTCCACCTCAACCCAGTCCCCGACGTCGGGCGGGCAGCCGAGCGCGACCACACCATGCACGTTCTCGCCGTCCTCGTCACCAGAGCGCGCGGCCACCCCTGATATCTCTTCGCCACCGAGGCGGACCGTCATCGTCTCGCCGTCGGCGGACACCGACACCACCTCGCCGGCCCCGACCCTCACGCTGGGCAGTGGGCTGGAGCGGTTGAACCGTTCGTCCACCCGGGACCGCGGGACGCGGTACGGAGACTGCGCCGAAGGCTTGCTCTCTCCCATGGTCACCTCACCCCGGATCTGTCACAGAGAGTTGGCGGGTCCGTACCACCATCGGCTTGCCGGCTTCGAGATCGAGCTCGATCCGCTGCACATAGTGCGCCTCGGTCACCGCGGCCCCCGACAGCTCATGCCAACGCACCGACACCTTGTCATCCGACTCCAGCCAGTACAGCGGCAGCGTGTGCATATCCAGGTACCGAGTCACGCCGCGGCGACGGTGCAGCAGCTTCTTCGCATCCTGGTGCGCGTCCTTCTGCGCGTCGGACCAGGTCTCCTCGCCACCCGAGGACCAGTGCTTGAGATCCTTCACGTTCCGCTCGATCACGATCGGTATGTGCCCGAACAACCCGCCCCACGCGACCGGCCCGGATTCTTGCTTCTCCAGAATCCCCTTGTAGATCGGCGCATCCTCCCAGCTCGCAGTGGAGGACTGCTCCCCGCTGCCACAGGAGCTGCCACTGACCCCGCTGTCCCGGTCCGCTTTCTTGCGGACCTTCCGGGGCACGGTTGAGTGCAGGTTGATCCGCACGCCGTTGCAGGCACCCTCGCGGGACACGGTCGCGGTCAGTCCGATCATGTTGCCGTTGGTGCCATCGGTAATGGCCGCGATCGGATTAGTGACGGTGCCGATGTCCGGTCCGACACCGGGGATCGACTCGTCGTTGTCGTCGGTGACGTCGTGCCGCAACACCAGGTCACCGTTCCAGTCGAAGAAGCACTCATGACCCCGGTTGCCGGCGATCTCGGTCGCCGCGTCCCACCGGGACTGACCGGCATCACCCACATAATGCTTGATCGCCTTCGCCTCATCCTTGGCGTAGTCGGAGGAATTGACGGCGAACACGTAGCCGGGGACAGCCTCCTCGCACAGGGCCGTGATCGCATCATGGAGGGTCTCGCCGACGAACGACCTGCGACCCAACAACAGATACTCGTCAACCGCGCCGGACATGTCCTGACACTCGATGGTGGTGATCAGCGACGGCCGCTCGAACGAGTGAGTGACGATCTGATACTCGCCCATCTTCAAAAATGGGAACCAGGAACCGTCCTCGCGGTCAATCCGCACCCACAAGGTGATCCGCTGCCCGAACGGCACCAGCGGGCTCGTCGAACTCGTCGGCAGCCACTCCTCGCCGCCGCCGATCTCCAGCGTCAGATGCCGGCGGATCGGGTCGGAAGAATCCAGCACCAGCCGGCCACCGACGATCGGGATGTCCACGGCGAGCGTCTCGGTGCCCCGATAGACGTTGGCCTTCCAGCGCACACTGTGCGAGCCCTGGGCACGCTTCATGAACTCGGCGGCGTCACCGCTGGACCAGCCGCGAGAAGTGAGCCGGCTCATCAGTGCACATCCACATATTTCGTGCGGGTGTGATAACCCTCACCGGAGCCGCCGAACCGCAGCTTGATGGTCATCCTGCCGCGGCTGCGCCACCGCACCTTGTGCGGACCCTGGGTGTAGAACTTGCCCACCTTGTTGTCAGTCTGCTTGCCCTGCTCGATGACCCAGTCCCAATCGTCGCCTTGGCCAGTCGACGTGTCGGTCAAGGTGATCCACTGCCCCCGGGCCGGCGTCGTGTCGGAGATCGAAAAGTTCGCGTTCGGCGGGTCGGTCAACTGGTCGTTGTCGCCGGTCCGCCGGATCAGCGGAGCGGAGCCGTCGATCTCCACATAGTCGATATGCACGTACCGGAGATCGGCGTCAGCCTGTGTGGCCTGCTCCACCTCGACGTCCAGCGGAATGCACCGCATGTCATCCAGCAGCAGCGTCGAGTCGCCGCCGGAGTTCATGATGAACGGCCGGATCCGCCCCGAGCTGGGAAACACGATCCTGCGCAAAGCGTTGTACTGACCGAGGTTTCGGGTCATCAGCACCACCGACCCGCGACGCGCCTCGCGGGTATCGGCGATGATCACCGGATACTGGTTACCCATCACCGCCTGCTCGTTGGCGCGTGCCGTGTAGGTCGGCCCGTCCATCTCGACCAGGCAGCACTCGGCATAGTGCGACAGTTCGTCCACCGAGCGGACCAGGATATGCCCCACCGGAGGCTGCTCGCCGAGGCTGACACTGATGTCCTCGATCTCGGCGTTGAAGTGGACGACCTGGTCGTCGAGCACGCCACGGCTCAAGGGATAGTTTCCGGCCGCGAAATCAAACTCATACGGACTGACCAAGCTGGACTTGACGACGAAGTACTGGATCGGACGGGTCGGTGCCTCGAAGTCGCGGAACGTGTGCGAGGCGGCGGTCGCCTCCCAGCCGACCCGATGCGCGACCGACGACCAGAGCGCCCGGCGATCGGGTAGTTCCCGTTCGTAAATTCTTGTCTCTGCGTCGTCCTTGCCGAGGTAGCGGAGTTGCAGTCGATGTACGTCGTAGCGTTCGCCGACGGTCAGCCCCGTCAACTGGACGGTGACCGAAAGAGTCTCCACGTCATCCTTGGTGATGTTGATCCCGACCACCATCACGGACTCCGACGGACCGAGGTTTGGGTGAACAGGTGCCGGGTCCGCATCTCCAGCCGGTCGGCGATCGCCGCCCCGTCCAGGTACACCTTCACCGGCGTTTGCCGCGGCGCCAGCATCGTCGCCGTCGCGCCCTGTGCGCCCATCTGGGCGCCCTGCCCGCCGGGAGCCACATTCAGGGTCAACGCATTGTTGGCGCCCAGCAGACGGCCCACAGACGCCGGATCCAATGTTTGCCCGGTCGGGTTCTCCTGCATATGGACCTTGATGATCTTCGTCTCGGTCGCGGTCAACGCAGACAGGGTCGTCTTCGAGGTCTGGAGCGATTCCGGATCGACGACCGGTTTGATCTTCGCATTACGTGTCTTGGCCGCCCCCGACAACTCCTTGGTGACCTTGTCCAGCTTCTCCGTCTTCGCGTGGATCTTCGCGTCGATCGGCTTCAGCCTTTTCCTCAGCCCCTCCTGCACCTCAGCGGCGGCCGGGCTCAGCGGCGGAATCTGGAGCTTCGCCTCGATGGTGGCCTTCTTCTCCCGCAACGCAGCCACCTGCGCCTCCAACTTCGCCTGATCCTGCTGCGCAAGCTCGATCCTCATCTCGTGCGGCTTGATCAGCACCTGATTGACCAGCTGCCACGCCTCCTGCGACTTCACACCCGAATCGACCAGCAGCCGCGCCATCGCCTTCCGCTGACTCTCGAACAACGCGGCGGCCGCCTTCGCCCCATCCGTCTCCAACACCGACTGAACCCGCGCCGACGCCGACTCGGCGAGATCGACAAGGTTGCCCCAGTTGGTCCGGCCCTGCTCGGTGTCCGGCGCGAACTGGGCGCCGTCCTTCAGCGACTCGGCCAGGTTGTCGATCGCCCCCTCATAGTCGTAGATGGCGTTCAGGCCGTCGACCATGTAGTTGTTGACCGTGGTGAAGGACTCCGTCAGGTCCTTGTATCGGGCGGCGGTGTCGTCGGCCCGGTCGGCGAGCTGCTTCAGCGCCGTCTCCTGATCCTTGGCGGCGTCGGCGGCCAGGTCGGAGGCGTTGACCTGGTCGAGCACCGACGCGGCCAGCGCGTCGGTCGACGTTTTCGTCGCGTCGGTGGCCTTCCCGCTGTCCTTCATGCTGTCGGAAAACGAGTCGAGGATCCCCGCGGCCGGCGACAACCAGTCGATAATCCCGCGGCCGGTCGACTCCTCGAGCTTGTCGCTCCACCCGCTGAACGCCTGAGTGACGTCCAGCAGCGGGCTGGCCAGGTGGTTAAGCAGATCCAGCAGCTGGGTCATCGACGGCAGGAACAGGGTGCCGAGCGCCTGCCCGGTCTGCGACACGGTGTCCTGCAACGTCGACATCTGACCGTTGAACGTGTCCGCCTGCCGTTGCATCGCCGTCGGGTAAAGGTTGTTCAGCTCCTCCCGGAGCAATTCGATGGCGTCGGCGCCCAGTTTGCCTTCGGTGGCGAGCTTCTGCACCTCGGCCACCGATAGGCCGAACTTGTCGGCCAGCGTCTGCCACACCGGGATGCCGGACTCGGCGAGCTGCTGCAGCTCCTCATAGGACGCCTTGCCCTTCGACACCATCTGCGAGAACACGGTGCCGACCTGCGCGATCGGCACGCCGGTCGCGGCCGCCACGTTGCCGATGTCGTTCAGCCAGTTCGGTATCTGCTGCAACGGCACTCCGGCCGCGACGAGCTTCTTCGTCGCCTCGGTGGCGTCGTCGATGGCGAACGGGGTCGCCGCCGCCCACTTCTGCAGCTCCCCGAACGTCTCCTCGCCCATGCCTTTGGTGAGCGCGTCCAGCTGGACGATGGATGTCTCCGCCTCGGCGGCCATCTCGCCGAGCTCCCAGGCGGCTTTGCTGGCGATGACCAGCGCCGCCCCTATCTGGCCGATCACCGGGACGGCGGCCGCACCCGCGGCACCCATTCCGGCCAGGCCGGCCCGGGCGGCACCCAAACCGCCGATCAGCCCTGCACCGCCCCCACCGCCGCCTTCGAACCCGGCCCGCATGTCGGCTACGACACCGTTGAGCCGCTGCAGCCCGGAGGCGTCGACGCTGACCTTCGCCTTGATGTCGGGCTTCTCCTGCTTGAGCGCCCGAATGTTGGACTGCAAACCCTTGATCTTGCGTTGCGCGTCGCGGGTGTCGGCGTGGACGTCGGCTCGGAGATCCTCCCGCATCTGAGTCCGGAGCCGGGCGATCTCATCCTCGGCCGCCTGCACCTCGGAGTCGTTGACCCGGATCGTGTGGGTGCCCTGGGAGAGGGAGTCGAGCGACTTGTCGGCGGCCTCGGCGTCGGCCGAGACCTGCTGCAGCGACGATTCCAACGGCCGCAAACCGGCGGCGGCGCCCCGGGCGTCGGCGGTGACCTTCAGCTGCAGCTCGGTCAGCGACTTGGCCATGATTCACCGCCCGCCGAGAGACTTCGACGCGATGTCGACGGCCTGCTTGTGCAGCTTGGGTAGCCAGTCCCGCATCGTCGGCCAAAAAAAGTAGCCTTCGCGGCCCAGGTGCGGCAGGAACTGCATCGTCGTCCGGCGCCGAATCGAGTAGGCCCGGCCGAGCGGCGACCGGGACATGTAAACAACCTTCTTCGACTTCCGGCCGCCGAACTCAGCGCCGGCGAACAGCACCGCACCCAGGTTGCCGCCGCGGCCGCCGTTGGCGTCGATACCGTCGCCGATCTTGTTCACATCCACCGATCCCATCGCCCGCCGCTGAATCGGGGTGAACGTGGCCGCCGCCATCTCGGCGCGGATCGGCGACGCCGCCTTGTGCAGGTTGTCGACCAGGTCCTTCTGCAGCTGCCCGCCCCTAATCCCGGTGATCCGGGCCAGAAGAGGATCCAAGCCTGCGATCGTCACCGAGGCGGCCATGTCACTCCTTCCTGGTCAGCAGGTCGATCAGCGTAAAAACCACATCCTCACCTTCGGCGGCGAGCACCGACGGCGGGATGCCGGTGCGGATACTCAGCCGGCAGAGGAGCTCGCCCCAGGAGTCTTCCGCGAACCCCGACCGCGCCCGGTCGGCCCGGTAGGGCCCTCGTCGCGGACCCCCTCAGCGTCAAGGAAAACCTTCTTGAACGCCTCGAACTCCTTCAGGTCGCCGTTGATCTGACCCTGGGCGACAGCGGCATGGTGAGCGATCCAGGTCTTCATCAAAATCGACGTGTCGTCGGTCAGCGCGCTTTTGCCGGTCTCCTCCTCCCAGGCGAGCACATCGGAGCCGGTGTGCTCGACAACAACCTCCTGTTCGACGCCGTCCACCTTGTAGGTGAGCCGCATCTTCTGCCGCAAAGCAGACATCAGGCAAGCGCCACTTCGTCCGGCCGCCCGGTGCAGTCCAGCACCTGCTCGAACGCCAACGGGGAACCCGCCGTGCCACCGAACGGCACATCGGAGGTCGGTTTGCACTGCCCCGACCGCCACGCCGCCGCCGGCGAACCCAGCGCCACCTCGTAGTCGAGTTCCTGCACCGGGTCGGCGACATACGCCTGATGGATGATCGCGCACACCCCATCCACATCGGTCCAGTCCTGGAAGCCGCCCAGGTTCAGCTTGTACGCCGACGTCGAGAACGTTTCGGTTCCGCAGAACGTTTGCGCCTCCTCCGTCGACGGCTCATCGGTCACCTCGGCGCGGTTCAGCTGGCATTCGAACTGGGCCGCGGTCGGACCCGAACCGAGCTGCAGCTTCAGCGTCTTCAGCAGTGTCGCCACTTCTTTCCTCCTGTGCTTAGGCGCGCACTCGGACGCGCACGAGATAGCCGGGCAGCTCCTGCCCGGAAATGGTTGCGATGGTCGGGCGGGCGTCAAGCAAATCGATGCTGAACACCCCCGGCACATCCCCAGCCGTGTTCAACGCGTTCGCCACATCCCGGACCAGCCGGGACAGCTCCAGTTGGGCGTCGCGGTCGTTGCTGCGGGCGGTGATGATCGTCACCGGAACCTCGAACGTGCCGAAACAGAACCCGGCATCCGGGTCCTGCCAGTCGATGGCGGCCAGCCCGATCACCGCGACCGGCGGCCGCGACTTGTCGGAAACGAACCATTCGACCCGCAGTCCGTCGACGTCGGCCAGGAGGGTAGCGAGCACCTGGCTGACGTCGACGGCCTGGACGGCGGTGACAGCCATCTCAGGCCACCGGGATCTTCCGGTGCGGCGCCTCGAGCGAACCCACATCGGAGTCATAAGCCGGCACCCGCGCCGACACGAAGTCCCCGCCGATGCCGGACAACCCGACAATCCCCTCCGGGGAGTTCCGGCGGGCCGCCAACCGCTGCGTCCGCAGGAACACCGCCTCCCGCAGATCGGCGGTGAACACCGGATCCGCGAACACGTCCAACGGATAGACCACGACCAGCGCCTGCTGCTGCAGGGCCGCGTCCAGCGACTCCTGCAGCACTACGTCGTCGTCGAGGTCGTCAGGCTCCAAACCCAGCCAGCTCTTCACGTCGGCCAGGTCCGGGACGGTCACGACGACTCAGACTTCCGGGGTGTCTTTGCTGCCGGCTTCTCCTCCGGAGCGTCGACGTCGAAGACCGGCGCAACCGGCTCAACAATCGGCACCTCGGAATCGACCGAGTCGACCAACGGCCCCACCGTCTCCACCGTGGGAGGCTCAACCGCATCCACATCCCCGGTGAACGGCATCACCGGAGGCGGGAACTCCTTACGCTTACCGTCGGCGCTCACGGCGTCTTCTTCGCCTCGACCAGGGCCTGCGGCCGCACCACCACAGTCTTCGACCGGCGCTCCGCCAGCAGAGTGAACACATTCGACAAGAACGTGTCCGCATGCGAGTCGGTGATGTACAGCGAGATCGACGACCGGTAGTAGTGATGGATCGCCGACCGGAAGTCACCGACCACCGCGGTACCCACAGCCTGCGTGCTCGACGGGATCGGGGTCAGCCCCCAGAACGACTGACCGACCGTCGGCCCGTAGGCGGTGGCAGCGAACACCGAGATGTCCAGCGCCGCCCAGTCCGCCGGGTTCAGCAGCACCGCAGTCGGGGTATACCCGGCGCCCTCAACCGTCGCAATGCCCATCCGGATAGCGGAGAGCAGATCAGCGTTCGACGCGTCCGGAATGGTGGCCGATGCCGCAGCCAGCACCGCCGCCGCGTCGGCCTCCTCGGCGCGCGCCACGTCCCGCTGCAACTCGTTGTCGATCAGAGACCGGACCGCTGGGAAATCCTCGATCATCTGCCGGGTCAGCTGGGTGTAGACGGCGAAATTGTCGAGCGTCGACGGGGTGACCGTCGGCCCCCACTCGGCGGACGGCTTGGCCGCCTTCTCCGCCACCTTCGTCGCCCCACCGGCCTTCTTCGACCAGGCGATGTACTCCAGGCTGTTACCGGACACCTGGATCTGGGTGACGTTGTTCATCAACGGAGTCGGCGCGGCCGGGGCCGACGTGTCGGCCTGATACGGGGCACCCTTGAACCCGGCGGCGACCAGGTCGGCGACGCCGGTCGGCAAAGCCCGGGTCTGCACCTGCTCGGTGTCGAGCTCGTACTGGGCTGAGGTGCCGCGGCCGCGGTAGCTGGTGAACTCGGCGGAGCGGATGAACATCTCACCCCACGACTCGCGGGTCTGCAGCTGCTGCCGGTCCTGGGTTTTGCGTTGCTGCTGGTTCGCCTTGGCGAACTTGGCGTCCAGTACGTCGGCGTTGGCCTGCTGCTCGAGCAGCCTGGTCAGTGATGCGACCCGATTGTCAAGCTCGGTGGCGCGAGTCTGCAAATCGAGGAACGTTGAATCCTCAGGGTTGAAATCTTCCGACTCGGCCATCGCCCTGGCAGCGGAGATGCACTGGTCACGCTCGGCGATGCGCTGGTCAAGAACGGTGTTGTTCATGGCGGCCTCCTGGCACGCTCGAATGATCGAACGGCGGAGGAGAGTGGCCGCAGTATCCGTGCCCGTCCGGAGCCTTAGCGCGTTGGCCGCGCCCACCTACGGGGCGGAGCCGCATGGACCAGGGAGTCCAACTGGGCAGCACGGTCCGGGGGTTCACCCGCACCAACTTGTCCCGGTCAGCGTACCGGACCGGCGACCAGACTGTCGAGGTAGGCCATCGCCTTCTCCCGGGCCCGTTCCCGCTCCGCGTTCCGCACCAACAGCACCCGCGCCTGGTCGCCGTACGCGCCGGCGCCGACCGGGGACACCCCGACCAGCTCGGCCTTGTCGTGGCGGATCAGCATGTCGTCGGCGGCGCGGCGGTGCACGGCGAACCGGCGGGCCATCGGCCGGAACTCGACGCTCAACTCCTCCAACACGCCTTCCCGGAGCAGGGTGAGCACGTCCCGGCCGGCGGTGGTGTCGGCGATCTTCAGCTTCCCGTACAGCCCGTCGGGTTCGTCGCGCAACTCGACCGCCATGCCGATGTTCACGGCCCGATTATGTTGCTGATCGGTGACCTTCACCCGCGACGGGTTACCAACCGCGGCCGCGAACGCGGCCCGGGTGAAAATCTCGTGCAGCCCTTCGCCGATGCGGGCCTCAACCTCGTACGGGACCAGCTTGGCTTCGACGATGCCGGCGTCGACGTCAACATCCTCGACGGTCGCCGCGGCCCGGGTGTAGGTCTTCTCCGGGTCGACCAGGAGCAACGTGTCGGTCATGGCTTGCCCACCTCTTTCGCCGCCCGGGCGGCCTCTCTCGCGGCACGCGCCGCCTCGCACGGTGCACAACCCCGAATCCGCTTCACCACCGGTGTTCCCGCCGGCATCTGCCTCCGCGGCTCGACCTGCGTGCTCACCGTCTCATCCACGCTGGGGCCCTCCTGCCCTCGGGTTCCGGCTCCGGCTCCGGTTCCGGCACCAACTCCAACGCCGGCGGCACAACCGGCTCCGGCAACGGCGCCAACCCCTCGAGCTCCCGGCACTCGTTCGCCGTCAACACACCCGAATCGATCGCCACCTTGTAGCCGTCGAACCGCTCCTTCGCCGGCGGATTGACGAACCCGTCCAAATTCACCTTCACGCCCTGCGTACCCGGCATCAACGCCGTCAGCGTGTCCTCCACCGCCGCCTGCCACGGGGCGAGCCCGAAATCCCGGTGGTTGAGCCAGGTTTCCTTCAGCGTGTTGTACGTCGCACTGTTTTGCAGACCGGCGCCGAGAGTGTTCGGATCCAAGGCGAACGCGAAAGCGACGTCGGCGATGTTGAGCCGCTTCACCTCACCCAACGCCGCATCGACCGGCGACAGATTCAACGGCACAAACGAAGTGAACGCATTCAGCACCGCAATCGAGCGCCGGTCCCCGCCGTGCGAAGCCATCCACCGCGTCTTCAACTGGTCGGCCTGCTCCTGGGTCATCGAGTTCATCGTCTGGTCGACCTTCAAATACCCCGCGGGAATCCCCGACCGGAACGTCCCCGACGCATACGTGTCGACCTGCGCAGCGAGCCGGAACGCGCCCGGGTTCGCCTCGAACACCCCCATCGAATGCCCCTCCGCATCCACCGGCGAATGCGGATTCCGCAACGTCACCAGCCGATACGTGACCGCCCCCAAAGTGAGATACCCGTCCCGGTCGAACACCGCCCGATCATCGGATCCGTCGCCGCCCAGCACCCAATGCAACGCGCCCTTCTCGTCACGTTCGGTCGACAGCATCTGCGCCGACACGTTCCGCAACGTGCCGGCCAAAGGTCCACCCGACTCGTCCATCTGGGTCAAGAACGCGCCCGTCCCCCACCAGATCGCGTCCCGGATCCACGACGAGAAGAACACCGACCTGCCGAGCTTCACCACCTCCGGATACACGTCGCCGGCGTATCTCGAGTCCGGCCGCAGCAGCATCGGGTCCGTCACCCACCGCGGCCGATACGTCGGCTGCCCACCGAACCCGAGCTCCAACACCCGGAACGGTGCCGCCGTCAACGGACCGGTGATCAGCGCCGTCGCGCGCGTCACCACCGGCAACGCCGGCCCCTGCGACGCCCACGGACCGTTCGGCCCGATCGGATACGCACCACCGCCGGAATCCAAACCCATCCACCACACCGGCGGAAAATCGCTGGGGAACCCGTCCGGGTCATTCACCAACATGTCACCCGACGACCGGGCATATCGGGCGCGCGTCTCCGCCGATGTCGTGTTCAACCTGGGCTTCAAAGTCGGCAATTCTCAAACCTCCACAAAAGGGGGAAAATTTGCCGACCTGGCAAAGCACACACTACGCCCAAACCCGCCACAATCACCAGATCTGCGGCGCCCCAACCTCCCGCGCCCGAGCCACCGCCCACACCGCCGACTTCACCGCATCCGCCCGACCCTTCGACACCAGGCGCGGCCCATCCGAGGACGCCGCCACCCGCAACCCCAACGCCTGCTCCGCCAACACCGCCGACCCGTCATGCGCCAACACCCCATCGTCGGCGAACCGGCGCAAATCCAGCACCGCCTGCCGCGTCGTCCCACCCACCCCCTCCACCCCCAACTCGCCCGCCGCCAACGACTTCCCCACCAAAATCACCCCAATCCCCGCCGCCCGCGCCGCCCCCACCGCCGACGGCACATCCCCAAACGCCACCGACGACACCCCCACCCGCCCATCCGGCAACGGCTCCGCCATGCTCAACGCCGCCCCCTGCGAAAACCAGGCCTCCACCGCCGCCACCCGCGGCTGCCCCGGCCGATACCCATCCAACCCCGCCCACTCAGCCGCCGTGAACACCGGCTCACCCGGCGCCGGCCGAGCCACCGACGGCTCCGGCCACACATTCAGATACTGCGCCTTAAACCCCTCCGCCGGATCCAAATCATCCGCATCCGGATCCGCCTCACCCCGCATCGCCCGCTCATACTTGCCGCGGATCAACTTCAACCGATGCGCCGACCAATGCGGCGACGCCGCCCGCCACACCGCCGGATCGCCGATGTCATCACTGGCGCCAGCACCCCACAGCATCAGCAAAGTCGCGAAATCCTCACCCATCCCCGCCAAGCCGGCCGCAATCTTGCGGCGCATCAACGACGTCGCCCGCCGATGCGCCGTCGACGTCAACACCAACTGCGGCATCCGCCGCTCCAACAACGCCGGCTCCAACCCCTCATCCACCACCGCCGGCGGCACATTCCAACCCTCATCAACCAAACCCAGCGAACAGTCGTAGCCGTACACCGCCGACTGCGACCGCACCAGCCACCGGTCACCGGTCAGCGACTCCACCGCCTCCTTCCCGTTCGCCCGCGTCACCGACCACCCCGCCACCTCCTCCGCCCACCGCCACACCCCCCGCTGAATCTCCCGACAGATCGCCATATCCGAACCGGTATGGATCACCGTCTGCACCTCCCCGAACAGCGCCTGCCGCGCCATCCGCCACGTCGCCAACCCGCGCAGCCGGGTCGACTTGCCGCTCCGCCGGGACTCCGAGTCGATCACCGTCTCCCACACCAGTTCCCCGGCCGCGTCATGCTCCAGCTGGCGCCGGGTCGCCAACCGCTGCCACCACCGCAACGTGACGCCCTGCTCGGCCAGCAGCCACTCCTCGAGCTCCAACCCGTAGGATCCGACCGCGTCCGGGTGCGGCGGCGTCATGTACCGCGGCCAGGCGGCATCCGGCGGAATGTCGCACAGATCCGCCAACCACGACGCACCGACCAGCGACTCCGGGTCGAATAGGTGCGCATTCGGCACGTTTGGAGAGAGATTCGGGGAAACTGCGGCGCCTCCCC